GCTCGGGTTCGCAAGCACGCTCCCGGCAGTCTGCTGCGATGCCGTGGTCGCAATCGGCGACAGGCTCGGCAGGACATACAAGTTAGGCGCGTTCCATCGGCGGCAGATCGCCCCGCCGGGAGTCGTAAAGTTGTTGTAGCCGCCGCTCGTGGTTCCATCGTCGTACATGGCGATCTCGCGCTCAAACACGCCGGAGAACACACGGTTGCCCTGCGCGTCGAACCGCCCGAACGACACGCGCCAATCCTCGCCCATCACATACGCATCCGCAGGCAGGGGACGCAGGGACTTCGGAGGGGCTTGGTTCATGCGGCAATTTTCCGTCCGCTCCGTGAGATGCACCACGGGCTTCTTCGTCTGAAAGACGAGTTCCGGCGCAGAGACATACATCGGGGACATCTTCACGATGCCCGACTCGTACCGCGTCACCGTGAACGACGATGCGTTCATCACCATGCGGGCATAGCCATCGCCATCCGCCGTGGGCTGCTCCTGCGAAGTCTCAAACCGCCCGCCGAGGTCGGTGTTCATCAGCGTCACGCCGTTTGCGTTGCTGATGACGGCAACCGTTACGCTGCCGTACACGTTCGCGTCCTTGATCTCAAACAGGGCTGCAACAGGCGAATTTCCCGTGCTGCCCGCCGTACTCATCCCGTCCACGAGGTTGCCGATGTATGCCGGAAGCATCCCGTAGGTTGTCGGATTGTTTCCCCAATCAATCGAATTCCCATACGCCTTCGCCGCCCGAGTCTCCGTCCGCGTCACGGTGAATTCGTTGCCCACCATGTAGGCGATGGGAAGGATGCTCGTGCTGCCTCCGGCATCCGAAGCCTTCGCCTGAACCATCGCTTCCAACTCAAAGCGGATCGCGTAGCCCGACATGATGTCGCGCTCCTCAACGCGGATGCGCTGCACCCACGCCTTCTTGTACGACAGGTCGATTCGGGTCTTTGCCAACTGCACCGCCGCCTGCACCAACTTGCGGTTGCCCGTGGTCGTGGTCAGGACATTCTTCAGGTCTTGGCTTCCCTCCAAGTCTGCGGTAAACGTCACCATCGCAAAGCCGGGGTTCTGCGCCGTGCGCTCGTAGGTGCAATTCGTGTTGCCGACGAGCACGCCATTGGGAAGGTCGTGCGTGTGCCGCTTGTCCACGAAAGAGTAATTGAGCATCGTTCCCTGCTCGTCCACGGCAAATTCCTGCGATTCCCGCCGCCACCCCTCGCCGGGAACCGCCGGAATGATCGCGTTGCGGAACAGGTCGGCATATGCGGCCTTGCCCGTCCATGAAGCATTCGTGGCAAGGGCAAGATTCGTGCCCGTGGTGGCACGGCTGATGTGCAGCACGCCGTTGGTGGATCGCGTCACCTTGCCCGCCGGATCGACGCTCATCGTCTGCCGCCACCTGTGCGCGGACACGGTGTTGTTGCCGTTGAACGCACGATGATGCGTCACCTCAAATCGCAGCAGCGCCGTCTGCGTGCCAACAATTTCCGTAGTGTCGATGAAGGCGGTCGGCCATCCTCTCGTGTCGTTTGGCGTTGCGCCGCCCGTTGCGTTCACTAGCGTCTGCCCGCCCGCCGTGAGATTGATGGCATCGCACCGCCCCGACCCATTCTTCAAGCCATCAAGAAACGTGGAGTAATTTGTGCTTCCGGCAGCAATGAGTGCCGTTCCGCGCACGGTCATCTTCTGCGCGTATACGGTCGTGGTGTCCCCGGCGTACTGCGGCTCGCAATTGTACGCATCGACGAACACATTGTCGAAGGTCGCCGTGTCGCCCGTGTTCAGGGTGATGGAAAGGGTCGCTGCCATCGTTTATCCGTTCAGTAAGGAAGCCCCGTCATCGCCTTGATGTCGGCTTGGAACCATTCGTTTGCGGCATCGGTTCCGGCGTTTGGATCGGTGTTGCGCGCAATCTCGGCCATGTAACTCAGTAGCAACTGGCGCCCGGCTGACTTGCCGCCAATCATGCTTGTGATAAATACTTGGAAACTTTGCCACCATGAGATGCCGAGTCTCTGATTGGAGGCGTCGATGCCTCTGATTTGTTCGACCGCGTAACCAATAGGTGTGTAGCCCGCAAGCGTCTGCATAAATTCGGAGAACTTCAGCATTCCCGTAGCGAACTCAAAGAACGATGTCTTGAAGCGAGAGAACATGATGTCCAACTCTGCCGTGGTCTTGCCAAGTTCGATCTGCATCTTGCCGTAGGCATTAAGGGTTTCCGTCTGCGCCCGGATTGCACGCGCATACACCGCGCCGTTGGCTGCGGCTTCATTGATCTGATTGACGAACCGTGCGACCTGCTGCTCGGCCATCGCCCCGGTCGTGGCAGACGAGAACCGCCATACTTCCTCAATGCGGGACGCGGCGTGCGCCGATGCCATCTGCAAGGCTGCAAGTTGAACAGCAAGCAAGCCGCCCACCGCGCCCACCGCGACGAGCGCCGTGCTTACACCCATCGCCGCCTTGCCCATCCCCGCGATGGCTTGCGATGTGGCCGTGTTCGACCGCACGAGCGACAGGGCGCTGCCGAGCGTGGGCCGCTGCGCGAAGCCCATCAATTCCGACTGCAACTCCTGAAATCGGCTCAAACGCGCAAACGGGGCTATTGCCGTCTGTGGAGCGGCCTGTGCAATCCTGATCGGCTGATTGGCAATCATCATCGCACGCAGCGCCAACGCACTTGGCCCACCTCCGACATTGCCGCTTCCGCCGCCGCCGCCGCCCGCGCCGTCACGGATCGTGATGTTGATGTTTCCTAGATCCTCCACGGCTACTTCACCGTCCAATCCATCTCATAGGCGTACTCGTAGGTGTCGGTCAGCGTGAGCCACCCTTCCAACTCCGCAACCGCCTGCACCTTGCCGCCGTTGCGGAAGGTGAGCGCCACCGTCATCAAGTCGAAGTCGCGCTGCACAAGCCATTCCCGCAGCACATCCACGAACGGCTGAATGCCGTCCTCACCCGCGATCCGGTAGGTGCCGCGCATCACGGGGTCCTGCATCCCGCGCCACCACACCACGATGTCGATGGACGAGCGCACGAGCCCCACGCCGCTGTTGGGGTGCGCCGCCGTGTCCGGGCCGGGAACCAACTGAATCGCGTACTGCGTTGTCACCTCGTCAATTGGCGCTTCCGCGATGTAGACATTCGACCCATAGCCGAGCCGAACCATCCAATCCGCGAGTTCGTCGCGCATCGTCGTGAGGATCTGCCCCGTGTTAGGCATTCTTCCCCCTCATGCCGTCGATCTCCACGCGCTGCGCCAAGCGACCGTTGCCCGTGGATTCGTAGATGGCGGCGGCGAGCGCCTTTGAGTCACCGAAGGCGATGCCGATGGCCCGTGCGAACACGAGCGACTGCGAGGCTTCGATGCGCGGGATGTTCGCCGTCAGGCCCATTGCCATCTCCTTGTCGAATTCCGATGGCAGTCGCCCGTAGGCCGCGAGGAACCGAGCGACTGCCTTTAGCCGTTTCCCGCCTGTTCCACCGCCTTCGCAGCGCGGGCATAGGCGGCGAACAACTGCGCGTCCGTGGCCTGCGCCGCAATATCCGGCGTGCGGGAAGCCTCGCGCATGGCACGGGCCATCTCGGGCACCCCGGCCTGCCCCTGCGGTGGGGACATCGCCTGAAGGGTCGCCGTGACTTCGTTGAACTGAAAGACGAGCCGCCCCGCCGGGACGGACACGGCGAACAGCATGGGATCGTCTGCTTCGGTGAGTTCGATGGGCATGGTCAGGTACTTACCGGAAGGTTGCCGAGCGTGCAAAGCACATTGTCAGTCGGGTTCGGGATACATCGGAAGTTCAGGGTCAGCACGCGCTCCCGGTTGCCCCATTGCGAGTCGCCCACGCTGTCCGTACGAAGGAATGCGTGCGTGAAAGTGTACCCCGGCAATGTGTTGGCAACGCTGCGGATCTGCAATCCACACGCCCCGTTACTGCTAATGAGCCGCCTACCGACCTGATTGTTGTATGCCGCGTTGCGCTGATCCGCCAAAAGCGTATTCAGCACATCGTTGTCCCACTTGACAAGCGAGACAGTCACGGCTGCTTCAATGTTCTGCGCCACGAGTTCTTCCGGCACCGCGCCGCTCGTCACCGTCTTGACTTCGTGAAGGTGATCGGTGAACTGAATCGACGGCAGATTGTCGTTGTCGGAATACCCAAGCGCAACATAGTTTGGAAGGGAAGTGCTTGTGCCCGTGGCGACATTGATGACGGTCGGGCCGGGGACAAAGATTGCCATAGGCATGGTTCAGGTTCCTCTGAAAACGGATCGTAAGCCGATTGCGATGCTGCGTCCAATGATTCCCATGTCCTCACGGGTCGGAAGCAGGAACGGACGCGCCGGGACGGTCACGCCCCGCCGCGCCATGAAGTAGTCCTTGCCGCGCTTCATCCCCTCGTCCTTCGGGTTCGCACCCGTGGCGTGGCGTGCGCCTTTCTTCGTCAGCGGGATGAAGTTCCCCTTCGGGGGGTTCGTGCTGAAGCCCTTGTCCTGATACGCGGCATGGGCAAGTCCGCGCAGGGTGACGCGCAAGCCGCCAACTACGCTGCCCGCCTGCGCGTTGAGCGACCGCCACATTGCGCCCGTGTTGCGGAGGGGCTGTCCACCGTTGCGGTAGGACGGCACTTCCACGAGGTATTCCGTGCGCTTCTTCTTCTTGCCCACGGTGCGGGTACGGATGACGCGCCCGCCGTCCGACTTGCGTTTCCACGCCCGCCCGAAAAGGTCTTTCAGGGGCTTGTGTGCCACCCGGCCCCCACCCGGCGCACGCCCGTAGGACTCGTCGATGTGGTCGCGCATGATCCCCACGAACGCCTGCGCGATGCCGTTCTGCACCGGAGGGGACGCTAGCGCCGCCTTCACCCGGTCGCGGATCGGCTTCACGGGTAGGTCGATCCCCGCCGCATCGGGAAGAATCCCGAATTGCTCACGGCGTTGTACCAAGTCAGGTTAGCGGACGGGACAGCCTTCACCACCGGGGTTCCGGCGGTCACATTCGACTCCACGGAGCCGAACAGCATCTTGCCGTCCCGCAAGCCCTCAAGCATCGTGTAGGTCTGCTTGATGCGCTGCTCAATCGCCGGGGTGAGTTTCGCGCCCCGGCGCTGAAACAGGAATTCCGTAGCCAAGTCCACGCACATCGTCACGAGCAGGGGATCGTTCGCCGCGTCAAGCGCCGCGAGTTCCGTTTCCGTGTAGATGCCGCCCACCCGGACATACGAACGGATCAGGCTCGTAGCGCGGTCAAGCGCCGCGTCCGTGGCCGGGTTCGGCCCCGGCATCGGCGTACCCGCATCGCCGCACAACTGCGCGATGATCTGCTGATCCAAAGCGGCTTCCATGTCCGCATAGTTTGCGTATGCCATGCCGCCTCCTTTACGCGAACGGGGGGGACAGGGCCGAAGCCCTGCCCCCCCTCGCGTGGATCAATCCACCTTACGACACATCACCGATGGCGTAGCCTCCGACCGGGGCCACGACAGCGGCAACGCTGTTGTCGATGACTCGCCCCTCAAGGCGACGGTTCATCGGGTCGTTGAACTGCTCAACGGTCATGTCCTCGTAGGCGAAGATCTGCATCGTGGAGAAGGACGCAGCGCCCTCCACCCCGACGAGCCCGCCCGGACGCGACAGGAAGTACGCGCCGTTGCCGTAGACATAGGACGAGGTGAGCGAAGAAGCGCCCTTCTTGCTCGTCACCTTCACCGAGTCATCGACAACGACATCGCCAAGCCCGAACAGGGTGGGCGGGATGCCCCACCGCGAGAAGGTGTCGTTGCCCATCAGGAACGAAAGTGCCTGTGGGTAGTTCTTCACATACTCCTTGACTTCGCCTGACTGCGAAACGATCTGCGCCACGGTCGGGGAAAT